TAAAATTAGCATTAAAACCCTTGCTTGGATAATAGCAGGGGTGGCTGCTGTAATAGCAGGATACTATGGTATGCTATCTAATATAAACTCTAAATTTGTAGAGCTAGAAGTTAAAGTCGCAGAGGCCTTAGAAAAACCTAGGCCAGGTACAGGAACTTATACAATAGATATGGGGGACCCTGCTGCTTCTCAAACTTGGCCACCTACAAGAATGGAGTTTAATATGAAAGATGAAATGGCTAGACAGAAGATTGACAACATTATAAAAGACATAGAAGATCTTAATGAAGAAATTAAAGAATTAAAAAAATGAAAAATTTAATAATAATTATTTCGCTACTAATATGTTCAGGATTTTGTTTTGGTCAAGAGTTTATAAATCCTGATAATTTTAAAGGCAAGGTGGCTAAAGATATTGTTGTTGTAGAGTTTTATGCTGGGTGGAATGACGCTAATGCTGCTAAGTACGAACTAACTGATTGTTCATATTACTTAGTAGACATATCCCAGTACATGGACTTACAAATGAAATATGATATAACAGCAATACCAACTGTAATTGTTTTTGAAAGTGGAGAGGAAAAGATTAGGTTTTTACCAAATGTAATGTTTAAATTAGATGCAGATAAAAAAACTGTACAAAAAGATATAGATGAATTAATGTTAGCAAAATTTAATTAATATGAACTGGATAAACTCATGGAGAAGTGGTAATAAAAAGAATAAGATTGCCTTACAAATAAGATTTGGATTCTTTACTATATTTGAACTTTACTTTTGTGGAGAAAGAGTATGTAGTAAAGACTGCAAAAGATTTAGATTAATATTGTTAAACTTTGGATTTGAAATATAAAATATGGCAACATTATCAGGACAAACAGTAGCAAACAGATTTAGTAGTTTACTTAAAACTGCTAACGATGGGGCAGTAACCTCCACACTAACAGTAGTTGAAAGTGGAGAAGGAACTGATAGCGATTTATCCATAGCAACTAATAAAGTTAAGGTAGGTACAGCTTTTGGAATAAATGTAATCCCATCACTTGGTAAGTTACATATAGATGGTGGAACAGGACAAGCTGTTACAATAGATAATGGTAACGCATCTTTCATAGTTGGTAAGGGTAACCAATATGGTTTTTGTATTGGAGATTGTAACCCTGTAGCAACAGTAGGTGGTGGATCATCTAGTACTGCAGCACAAGCTAATAAAAATTACATAACAAGTAATCCTGGTGCTAACTCAAGTGCAGGAGAAATATTAATTGAGAATGGTGCCTCTGTAGGAACAGGAGCTATAGGTATAGGTCAAGATACTGTAACTAATGGTAATATTCATTTTGGTGATGCTGATAAGAAATTTCTTTTTGAAGGAAGAAATACAACCTCATCATTTAATGTATTTGCAAATTCTGAAACACTAGTTTCTGTTGATGGGTCTAATAAAAGAGTTGGACTAGGAGAGAATGTAACAGACCCTGCACATACAGTTGAGATAAGAGAAACAGGAACTGCAAAAGCAAACACAGATATATTAGCAATTACAAATAAAGTAAATGCTGCTGATATGGATGGAACAGAAGGTAGTATACTATTTAATCAATGGTATTACGATGCTTCTACACCAGCAGTTGCAGATGCAGGAAGAATATCTGTAGGAACAGAATCAGATTGGACTTCTAGTGCCTCCACTCAAAATGCTTATATAGCTCTTGAAACAGGAAGAGCAGGTACTGTCGCTGAAAGAGTTAGAATAACATCAACTGGATATGTTGGTATAGGAACTACTTCCCCTACAGAATTTTTACATGTTGTTGGTAATATAAGGGCTACTGGATCTATAACCTGTGATGGCGTTGTATCTCCATCTACAAGATATAAACTAGAAGAATATTTTACTCAAACACCAGGTATAAATGGGGATTTAGCTAATGCTACTGAAGCAACGAGAGTGCCTCGTAATAGAAACTTTGAGATACAAGGAACAAATAGTACTTCTAGCTTATGTACATTTGATACAACAAGAGCAGGAATATTACTTACTACTGATACTAACAATGACGATGAAATGGTAATCTTACCACACCAAGACACAAATCAGTCTGCTTGGGGCAATGTAACTTTTGGTACAGAAAATAGCACAATATGGGAATGTGCTGTAACAACTCATGCGACAGAAGCTAATGCTAAAAACACTGTAAGGTATGTAGCAGGACTTGGTGGTTCAGCAACTCTTTTAGATGCTGCACAAAACCACTCTCAGTATACAGATCAAGTTCTTTTTTATTATGATTCAGATAATGCAGCTTCAGGAGATATGTTACGATATCAAGGTACTACTAGTACTTGGCATTGTGTGTACAGCAATAATGGAACTGATTATGTAACTAATTTAGGTTTAGCTTTGGATGAAGGAACTAACTATAGATTTAGAATTGAAATAGATTCAAATAGACAAGCTAGCGTGTTTATAAATGACGAGCAATATGGTTTAACTACTATATCTGGAATTGGTGACACAGGGGTAAATGTAAATGGGGCAGTTAGTTTAAGTGGTGGTTCTTCTCATGTTATAGCTGTAGATGGGACAGATGCAACAACACAAATAGTTGTAGGAGATGTTATAACAAACGCAACAGGAGTTGCATGGGGAACAGTTACTGCTGTCACCTCTTCTACTAGTATAACTATAACTGCTGCAAGCACAAAATCATTTCCTAATAATGATGATATTTATATATATGGTAGAGCAGCATCTTCAGCTACAACAAAAGGTTCAGCTTTAAAAGATAATACAGATTTAGTACCACAAATAAGTGTTACAACAAGAACAACAGCAGCAAGAACATTAACAGTTCATTATCAAAAAATAAGTAGAAATTTAACATAGAATAACAATGGCAGATTTAACAGTAACATTAACAGAAGACGTAACAGTAAATGGACATCAGTATGGTGGAACAAAAAGTTTTATTGTATCAGGTATAGTAGATGTATACAAAAGAATACTAACAGTTCCAGCATCAGTGGACACTACTTTAGTCTCTTTTAAAGATACAGTTGGTGGAGCTGATGGGGCTATGGATATACAAAATGTAAAATACATAAGAGTAACCAACTTAGATAGCTCTAATGCAGTTAACCTGTCTTTACAAATAGACACTGGCAAGGATGATAGTGATGCAGATGATTCAGCAACTGTTTTATTAGGGGCAGGTAAAAGTTTTGTTCTTGGAACGCCACATGATTCTGTAGCAGTAAATTCTGCAGCTGCAACAGTAATAACAGCTTTAACTGACCTAGAAAGTATCTTAGTAGACAGCAGTTCTCACGCTGTTAGAATGGAGGTTCTGGTAGCCAGTGTATAACTATGTTTATAACTTTTAAAAGGGTTAACGAAAGTAGTATCTTTTTTTTGTATATTTACTGAAATTTAATTTAATATATAATGAATACAGAAAGAGTAATAAGAGAGATTATTACAGAAGTTAAAGATCTCTTAATAGAAAAAAACAGAGCATATGGAGACTCTGCTATAAACCCATCTAATATTTTCTCAAATGGAGACGCACTAGATTCACTAGGAGCAAGAATAGATGACAAGTTAATGCGTATAAAGAATGTTGGAATTACTGATGAAACAGAGGATACCCTTATTGATCTTATAGGTTATCTTGTTTTATACAAAGTAGCCATGATAAAAGAAAAGGCAGATGAATTTGAGTCTGAAAAAGAAATCTTAGAAATGGGTGGTCATGTTAATATAAATGGAACTAATATAGACTCTGTTGATGGTCTAGTTTATCACTATGAAAAAAAAGAAAAAAAATCCAAAAACTAAAATAAAAGACGTAATAAAAGTAATAAACAGCTTAAAAGAAGAAAAAAATATAAAGTTTGTTTTTTCTTACATAAAGATGGGAGATACTTTAGATGAGTTTAATTCAGAAACTATAACAAATCTAAAAGAAGATTTAGTATCAAACGCTTTAAAAATGGTTATTGACGAAAAGGTTTTTGGTAACCCAGTTAGTGAACAGTTATCAATAGATGAACTAGAGTCTATATCCAAACTTGATATGTTTAATATATTTAATAATAAAAATAAACCAGAAGCATAATGGAACTTATAAGTGGGATAATAAGAAAGATAACAATAGGAGATATTAAAGATGGTATAACCTATGTAGTTGGACAGCCTATAATGAGGGGTAGAGCAAAAATAACTGCTATAGTCCAAGATGATTTATACTTTTATAAATACAACATGTTAAAATTTAACGTATTTATTAAAATGGAAGATTCAGAAACTTCAGAAATGTGGAAATCATTTTTTACCATAACTGGAGTTGAGTACAATCTAGATTACGAAGAGCATTACGAAGTAAATTAAATAAACTATGGCAAAAGTAAAAATACCTAAGAATTATTTTCTTGTTAAGGTAGAAAAACCTTATGAAGACACTATAGAGCTTAAAAATGGTAAAAGAATAATATTAAATTATACTTTTGACCCTTTAAAGCACGCTAGACAATATGGTACAGTATATCAAGTTCCTGAGTGGTTACCTAAAGGCCTAGAGTTTGATGTTAAAATAGGTGATAAAGTTTATTTTCATCACATGATAACTGCTAGTACTGGTAATGTAAGTGTAGACAAAAAGTTTGCAAACTCATCTTCACAAGACCTTATAAGTGACAATAAAGTAAGATGGCTAGATGAAGAAAATTTATATTCTGTTCATTGGGATTTTATATATGCAAGAGTTAGGGGTGAAGATATAAGGATGTTACACCACTGGAATTTTGTGGAGCAAAAAGTACAAGACGAAGAAGAGATAAAAAGTGAAACAGGTATATTTTTAAAGCCAGGGGTAGAGGACATAGAGCTACATGGATACATAAGGCACCTTAGTGATTGGATGAAAGACCAAGGAATGAAAAAAGGTGATGAAGTTGTATTCTCAGTTAATTCAGAATATGATATGAAAATTGAAGGTGATGTACTTCTTAGAATGAGGAATCAAGATATATTAGCAAAAGTAGAAGATGGAGAAAGAAAGTAATAAATCATACGTACAAAGAGCACTGCAAGAGTTAATAGACTCATCTAAAGAGGCTGTAGCTATTCTTATAAATGATATTAAAAAACCATTAGACCCAGAGTTATCTGATGAAAAAAGAAGAAATGCAATTAAAGCAAAAAAAGAATGTTTTGTGGATGCTCAAGAGATACTAATAGGTATATCCAAGCTAGAGGCTCAACTTTCAAATAGTGATGCAGAATTTAGAGAGGAAAAAGATTTTGAAAAAGGTTTTGCAGAGAAATGGGCTAAAAGATAATAGATATGCCAATTCAATTAAATCCAAATAACTTAGGTAGTATTATAGACATTCAAGGTCTTGAGATACAATTACCTAAAAAACCACCAAAGAAAAAAATACTATACTCAGATAAAAAAAAGAAAGACCAAAGGTGGGTTAGGGAGGAATTACCAAAAGCATTAACAAGAGAAAATGCATCTGATTATTACGAGTATATAGAAGAAGAATTTAGAAGAAGAAGGGAAGGCCTTTGGTTTATGAATAATGGAACGCCAACTTATATTACTGGTAGTCATTATATGTTTTTACAATGGTCTCATATAGATATAGGTTACCCTGATTATAGAGACGCTAATAGAAAGTTCTTTATTTTTTGGCAAGCATGTAAATTAGATCCTAACTGCATGGGTATGTGTTTCCTAAAAAACAGACGATCTGGGTTCTCATATATGGCTAGCTCTGAGATGGTTAACCAAGCAACACAGACTTATGAGTCGAATTTTGGATTGTTATCAAAGACAGGTTCTGATGCAAAAAGTATGTTTACAGACAAGGTAGTTAGGATATATAGAAGGTACCCATTTTTCTTTCAACCCATACAAGATGGTTCTAGTAATCCAAGAGTAGAGCTAGCATTTAGAGAGCCTGCAAAGAAAATAACAAAGAAGCATAAGCATATAGAAAAGTCAGAAGCACTTAATTCTGTTATAGACTGGAGGAACACTGCAGACAATAGTTATGATGGAATGAAACTTAAATTACTTATCCATGATGAGGCAGGTAAATGGACAGGATCAACGTCTATAGCAAAAAACTGGGGGGTAACACAAACTTGTTTACTTCTTGGAAGAAAAATTGTAGGTAAATGTATGATGGGGTCAACTGCTAATAAATTAGAAGATGGTGGGCTAGAGTATAAAGACTTATATTATAATTCTGATGTAAATGATAAAGATTTAAATGGCAGAACTAAATCTGGATTATACTCTCTATTTATACCCTCTTATGAAAACCTAGAAGGATTTATAGATGAATATGGGTTTTCTGTAATAGATACACCAGAAAAACCTGTTTTAGGGTGTGATGACATACAAATTAGTGTTGGTGCAAAGGACTATATGAAAAACAGAAGAGATGGTTTAAAAAACAATACTAGTTCATTATCAGAGTTTAAAAGACAGTTTCCTTTTACTACTGAGGAAGCATTTAGAAATGATTCACTTTCTAGTGTATTTGATGTAGAAAAAATATATCAGCAATTAGACTACAATGAGGTAACTGATAATCTAACAGTTAAGGGTGATTTTATATGGAGAAATGGAGTACAAGACAGTAGTGTTATATGGGTGCCTAATAAAAAAGGTAAATGGGAAGTAACTTGGTTTCCTGAAAAAGAAATGCAAAATTTAATAAATACTAAGTATAGCAAAAAAAGACCTGGCAACGCATTAACTTTAGTTGCTGGATGTGACCCTTATGACCATGATACAACAACAGATGGTAGGAGATCTAACGCTGCTTGTCATATTTATCATAAATTTACATTAGCTGATGGACTACCTTCAGAGCAATTTGTTTGTGAATATATATTTAGACCACCTAAGGCAGATATATTTTATGAAGACATGATTAAACAATGTGTATTCTATGGTTGTCCAATACTTGTAGAAAATAATAAGATAGGAATTATAAAATATTTTGAAAGAAGAGGATATTATGACTATCTTATGGATAGACCAGAGTCAACACATACAGATTTTAGTAGAAAACAGGTTACTAAAGGTATACCAGGGTCTGGTGTTGCTGTAATTAATGCACAAGCTGAAGTTGTGGCTACTTATATTTATGACCATGTTGGGTTAAATATGGAGACTGGAGAGGTTGGAAAATGTTACTTTAATAGACTTTTGGATGATTGGAGTAGATTTGATATAGATAATAGAACAAAATTTGATGCTACCATCAGTTCTAGCCTTGCATTATTAGCCTCACAAAAATTCGTCCAAGTTAAGAAAGATATGCCAAAATTTACTAAATTTGTAAAAACATATCAAAATAAAGGTTTATTATCTAAAAAAATAAAGTAAATGGAAATAGGAAATATATTTGGAAAGGATAAAAAAATAGGTGGATAACCTAGTCCATTAGTGTCACCAAAAGAAAAAGCAAAGAAAGAATATGGTCTTGCTTATTTTAAAAAAATGTACTCTGACTGGAAAGATAATTCAGAAATTAATATAGATAGTAAAAAAGCTAGATATGCAAAGGCAAGAAGTTATGCTCAAGGATCTCAAAATGTATCAAAATATAAAGACCTACTAGATGTACAGGGAGATACGTCTTATCTTAATTTAGACTGGACCCCTGTAAATATAATACCTAAATTTTTAGATTTAATAGTGAATGATTTGTCTAACCAAGAATATGAAGTTTTAGCAAATGCTACAGACCCTATTTCAGAAACAAAAAGAGAACAAGATAAAAATAGAATGTTTGCTCAAATGCTTGTTAAACCAGGGCTAGAAGAGTTAAGCAAGGTCACAGGATATGATTTAAGGCAAAAGGGTTACATACCTAGAACTCAAGAGGAGTTAGATATACACATGGCACTTTCTTATAAACAAGCCACAGAGGTAGCTATGGAAAAGGGTATTAAATTCATAATGGATTTAAATAACTTTGATGGAATTAAAAAAGCAGTGATTAGAGATTTAATTGTCTGTGGGGTTGGTGCTTGTAAAACATATGTAGACCCTAACTCTGGTGTTAAAGTAAAAAGAGTAGATCCAGCTAATTTAATTACTTCATACACTAATAATGAAGATTACTCAGATATTCAACACGCAGGAGAAGTTTATACAATAACTATTGGAGAGTTAAAAAGAATAGCAGGAGATCAATTAAGCGAAGAGGATTATGTTAAGATAGCAGGGGAATACTCAGGTAAAAATAGTAACGACACAATAAGTCCTAATTACGAGTCTTATATAAATCAATATCAACATGAGCATGAGTATGATAAATTTAGAGTAACTGTAATGGATGCAGAATTTTTTTCAGTAAACGATTTGAAGTATGAAAAAAAGAAAAATGCTTATGGTGGGTATACTGTTAGGAAAAAAGAATACAACTATAAAAAACCAAAGACATCTAAGTTTGAAAGAGAAATGATTAAAACATCCTTAAAGGTTGTTTATTCAGGAATGTATATAGTTGGAACAGATTTTGTATTAAACTATGGCTTAGCTAAAAACATGATGAGAAAGAAGTCTAATTTAACAGAGACTAAATTATCTTATGTTGTATATGCACCAGGGACTCATAAAATGATTAACAAATCAATGGTGGAAAGAATGATACCATTTGCAGACCAAATACAACTTGCTCACCTAAAATTGCAACAAATAATAGCTAAGGCAAGACCAAAAGGTGCAGCGTTTGAATTGGGTGCATTGGAAAACGTCTCTAAAGGAGATGGTGGAACTTTTACCCCAATGGAGCTTCAAGAGATATATGACCAAACAGGTAATATATACTATAGAACTTTAAATGACGAGGGGCAACCAACTAGTGCTATTCCTGTGCAAGAACTAGAAAATGGTATAGGTGGTGATATGAATAAGTTAATTGCTATCTATCAACATAATCTACAAATGATAAGAGATGTGACTGGAGTTAATGAAGCTAAAGAGGGTGCTAAACCACCAAGCGAGGCCTTAGTTGGTGTTCAGAAATTACAAATTCTAGCATCAAATAATGCAACTAGAAATATTAATGATGGGTATCTTAGTTTAACAAAAAGAGTTGCTGAGTGTATATGTATGAGGCTTCAGGATATTATAAAAAATAAAGCAAAGTTTAAGTCATATTCCAATGCACTAGGAAAAGGAACTATGTCTATGATGAAAATGAATGGAGATATATCCCATCATGAGTTTGGAATTTTACTGGAAGTAGCACCAGATGAAGATCAAAAATTACAATTAGAGCAAAACCTACAAATGTCTTTAGCACAAAAAGAAATGAGATTAGAGGATGTTATTACTATAAGGTCCATAAAAAATATGAAACTTGCTAATCAGGTGTTAATGTTTAGAAGAAGAAAATACCAAGAAGAAGAAGAAAGAAAAGCAAAAGAGGCACAAATGCAAAATGCAAAAATTCAACAACAAGCTGCTCAACAACAAGCTCAGATTAAACAACAAGAAATGCAAATGTTAGCACAAATGCAGGCACAGGAGGCTCAAATGAAATCTCAAAGTAAAATACAAGAGATGCAAGCAGAATATCAATTAAAAGACCAACTTGACTCTAAGCAACACCAAAGAAGAATGAAAGAGATTGCTCTTAATAATTCAGGTAAAGAAAAGGTTGCTAACGTATCAGGAGAGGTTAAATTAAAATCTCAAGATAAGTCTGCTTATAATCAATCTAGGATAGTAGAGCAAAAAAGAGACAGGGCACTTCCTTTATCACAATTAGAGGAAATGCCACAAGTAGAAGAAAATCCTGAAAATCCAATACCAAATATTTTAAAATAAACATTGGATTATGACAAATAAGATATATATTTGCAAAAAAACTAATTTAATTTAATATAATATGGCTGACGAACATTTAGGCCCTGCACAAGATTTTGCAGAGGCTACAGGAGAAAGCGTTGAAGTTGCATTAGATTCTAGCGAATCAGCTCTTCAACCAAAAACAATAGACCTAACTCAGAATGAAAGTTCTGAAGTAGAACCTCAGGAGGAATACGAACCATCGAATGATAGTGAGTATAGTCCAGAGGAAGCAATGGAAAGCTCTTTGAAAACTGAACCTACCCAAGAAGATGGGTATTATGAACAAGAGGAAGAAGAATATTCTTCCCCTGAAGAGAGAGAAGACGAGTACGAATCAGATGACTATGATGCTCTAGATGTTCTAAACGAAAAGTATGGAACAGACTATGACGACCTAGATAATTTATTAGATGATCTAGAAGACCAACAAGAAAACGAATTTGCTAGCGATCAGATAGCAGAAATGAATAGATTTGTTGAGGAAACTGGAAGAAGTGCTGAAGATTACTTCTTAACACAAAGTCAAGACTATAACGAAATGTCTGACCAAGAGGTTATAAAAGAATACCTCTCATTAGAAAACCCTGATTTAACAGATAAGGAAATCGACTTGTTCTTTAATGATACCTACAAACAAGGGGAGGGAAAGTACAGTTCTGAGCAAACTGAACTTGGTAAAATCCATTTAAAAAGAGATGTGTCTAAAGCTAGGCAAGAATTACAAGACTTGCAAGAAGAGTACTGGGCTCCTGCTGAAGATAACGAAGGTTATACTGAAGAGGATTACATAGAGACTCAAGAAGCTAGAGAAGATTTTCTTGATGATATGGATGAAGAGTTAGATGATATGGAATCATTGCAATTTCAAATGAACGATAGTGGAGAAGTCTTCGAATATCAATTAACAGAAGATGACAAAGCTATGGTTGGAGATGCAATGTCCAATTTAGATGACTTTTTTGAACCTTACCAAGATGATTATGGTAACTGGGATACAGAAAAATTAGCACTAGATATGATTGCTATGAAGTTGCAAGACAAAATAGTAAGAAGTGTCGCTAATCAATATAGATCACAAGGTGCTGAATCAGTACTAAGGGATATTAATAACCCATCTTACGAGCCTAATCAAGTTTCTCAAGAACGACATGGAGAGTCTATTGCTGGTCAAATATCGAAACATATATTTGACGATTAATTAAATAGATTATTAATATTAAAATTATAAAATATGGCAACAGTAAGTTTACCTTCAGGTGAAAACTTTGTACTGAATCCTACGTCAGTGGCGTTAGCGACTCAGGACAATTATGTAAGTTCTCTTACAACTTTAGCTATGCACAAAAGAGAAGTTGATGAACGTCTTATCCAAAGATATGGAAAGCAAGGAATCACTGGTCTTTTAGAATTAGTTGGAGCAAAAAAAGAGTGCACACAAACACAATTTGAACACTTCGAAGAAGCGTTTATACACAACACAGTTACTTTGGATTATAACAGTACTAACCCAGCGACAGGTGGTACAGCTTATGGTTCACATCAAATGAATATTTTAGATTCAAGTTTAGCAGATGCAGGTTTAGGCACATCAACTCAAGAACATCCAGTTAGATTAGGTGATATTTTGTTATCTCAATCAGGACAGATGATTATAGTTACGTCTACACCTACTGTAAATGCATCTCCAACATTCACTGCTCATCCATATCCAAATTGGTCAAGCGTTAGTGATGGGGAAACTTGGACTATTATAGGTAATGAATGGGGAGAGAATACTGCTCAACCTGATTCTATTTTACCAAGAGTTCATGAATATTCTAACAAATGTATGATTATTAAAGAATCATTTGAAGTTTCAGGTACTGAAGCTACTAACGTGATTTACTTTAAAGTTGATAGTCAACACTTTGGTTCAGGATACTTATGGTACTTAAAAGGTGAAGCTGATACTTATAAAAGATTCATGGACTATCAAGAGTTAATGATGATTTTGGGTAAACAAGTAGATACAAATACTAATTTAGCTGCAGCAGTTGGTGGTTCTTCATTTACAAATGGGGGAATCAGAGGTACTGAAGGTTTATTAGATTTTATCGAAAATAAAGGTCAATCAATGGATTTAGGATCATCTGCGATTTCTATGGCAGATTTTGATGCTATTATCAAATCTTTAGATAAATATAGAGGTGCTAAGGAATACGCAATGTATTGTGGTATCAACTTATCTTTAGATATTGATGACTTATTAGCTGCTCAAGGTGCATATGCTGCTGGTGGTGCCAACTATGGTACTTTCCAGAATAACAAAAACATGGCATTAAACCTTGGATTTAATTCTTTCTCAAGAGGTGGTTATACATTTCACAAGAAAACATATGACTTATTTAATCATCCAAAATTAGTTGGAGCAACAAACTTTAACTACAATGGATATGGTATATGTATTCCTATGGATACTCAGAAAGACGCTAAGTCTGGAGATAAAATACCTTCTCTAAGAATTAGATATAAAGCTGCTAATGGTTATTCAAGAGAGATGGAACACTGGTTAACAGGTTCTGCTGTTCTTAAAAACAAAACAAACACTGAAGATAATCTGAAGTGTCACTACAGAACTGAAAGAGGTTTTGAAGGTTTTGGTGCGAACAGATACATGTTAATCAAAAAATCTTAATTATTAACCCTTTAAAATATATAAACAATGGCACAAATTATAGGAGATAAATTATTAATGTTTCACGTTTCTACAGTAGATGCTAACTCTGTTGCTAACGCTGATAATGGAGCTGATTTAGATTTAGCTGCATTTCCTGCTATGAATATTAGTTCTATGGCAGCAGAAAACAATGGCAGTGGATTAGTTTACATCTACTTTTCAGGTGGAACTAAATATGAACCAGGTAGTTTAATTGGTAATGACCATGATGGTCAATTAATTGAGGGAATGGAACAAGCGTTTGCTAGAATTACTTGCACTTCTGGAAAAGAAGCTGCAGTAATAGCTGACCTTTGGTCTTTAATGAACTCAATTACTGCTGGACCTGTTTTATCATTTGATGCAGTTAACAGTTCTTACCCTGTTGAGAACATTACTGGTATTCAAGTTAGAAGACATGTTACTACAATAACAGCTGCGTCTGATTCATAACAATTAGTAGACTGTCTTGAAATGATATATAGGCAGAATAAAGAACACATTGAGGAGGGGGAGTTTCTCTCCCTCCAAAGTGTATTAACAAGTTTAATTTAATTTAATATTTAATAAAATGGCAACAACAAAAACATTCCCTAAAAAGAAAACTGCAGTTAAAACAGGAGTTTTAAATACTGCAACAACTACAGCAAGTCCTGTTGTAGAAGAACCCAAAACAATAGTTCAAAATACACCAAGATCTAATTTTAATTTTGGTAGAAAAAAAGATGGACCTACTATTTATCAATTAACTAAAAGTAGTATAGATAGAAAAACAAAAAAAGTAAAGTATGCACTTGTATACATGATTAAGGCTGAGGATATTATTTATGACCCAATAAAGGGTGTAAATAGAAAAATAAGATATATACCTGGAGAGTCTTCTATATTTGAGGATGAACAAAAAAAAGATGCAAAAGTTAAGTCACCTATTACCTTCAATGAAGGATTTTTAATTGTTGGAAAACAAAACCCAACTCTTAAAAAGTTTATGGAACACCATAATCAAAATGGAGACAATCTTAATAGAATGACAAATTCAAAAGTAGTATTTAAGAAAAAAGATACTGAAAGAAAAGCTAAGGTTAGTTTAAAGAAAAGTGTATTAGAGATAGATGCAATGTCCTTAGCTCTTAAAATGCCTATAGGTAAATTAATAGGATACGCTAAAGTATTAGGTGTGAATGTAGACAAATCTACAGATGAGATAAGATATGATATGAAAGTTCTTGCTCAAAAGGACCCTAATGGTTTTATATCAGGTATGGATAATCCAGTAACAGAGATAAAGGAGACTATATTACTAGCTGAGGAGCACCAATTAATATCTATGGCTTCTAATAAAGTAACTTGGATTAAGGGATCTGCTAGGCCTCTTATTACTCATGTTCCAATAGGTCAAAAACCAATAGATCATTTTGCAGATTTCTGTAAAAGTGGCGATGGAGAAAAGGTTTTAGATGAAATTAAAAACCAATTAAAGAGATTTAATTAGTAATTAATAGAATTTACTTCTGTTATTTTAAAGGGGGTTACTTTTGTAGCCCTCTTTTTTTTGTTATATTTGTACCTATGACAATAGATGAAGTATATAAGTTTGTGCAATTCATGGCAAATAAAGAACAAAGAGGTTATGTAAAGCCTAGTGAGTTCAATATGTTATCTAAGAGAGCACAATTAGATGTTATTAAAGAAAAGGTTGGTAAGCCATCTCCTACAGCAGGAGTTATTGGATATAAAGACACAGCACAATTAAGTGATGAACTATATCCTGTAACTGTGTTTGAATCAAATTTAACTGTTTCAGGTGATCTGTTTACTTTTCCTGCTAATTATCTACATTTTGTATCACTATGGTATGGTGGTAATTCTGTAGAAATGATTAGTTTAGGAGAGTTATATAAAAGAAGGTCTAGTTCACTTGTTTTTCCATCATTGGATTCTCCAGTTGGTGTAATAGAAGAAAATGGGGTTAGGATATTTACTGATACACTTGGTGCTTCAGATACAACATTTACTGCTAGATTAAATTATATTAAAAAACCATCTGATCCTAACTGGGCTTATAATACTGTAAACAGTATAGAGATATATAACTCTAGTGACTCAACACAACTTACATTGGCTGACTCTACTCATAAAGAGATAGCTAACAGAATACTTGGTTACATAGGAGTTAATTTAAGGGAGGCTGAAATAATTACATATTCAGAGTCTAAAAACCAAGAGCAAAAGCAATAATAAATGATAACAAAAAGATTAATAGCAGAGCAGGTACAGAGGATAGTAAATGGTGGCTCAACAACAGATGACTCTAAAGTTACAAAACAAGAGGTAATAGCTTTAGTTGAACAAGAAAGAGACGCTATGGTAAAAAAGCATATATTAGAAAATTCTATGCTAGGAGACCATGAAATGCCTAGTGCTTTTTTAACAAAAAGAAAGTTTGATGTTTCTTTAAGTAGTATTTATGGAGTTGGTGGAAGGCCATTTATTAATTTACTGTACAACCCATTAAGTTTACCTAATGATGATGCTATATATAGAGTTTGTTCTACTCCAGTTAGAAGAATAACAACAGTTGATGGAGTGCCTCCATCTGAGCAAATAATGTCTGACGAAAGAAAAGTGATTATTGCTAACTTTACCCAAGTAAATACATCCACTCCTTACCAGTCTACTATACAGTTTAAAAATAAAACAGGAACTTCTGATGTAGGAAATAAATTTGTTTTTTCTTTTAAACATGGGTATGATGCTAACACTGTAAAAGACTATAGCTTTACATTTACTTATAAAAACCCATCTGATAGAAGAAACACAGATATTGTAAATCAAAATTCATTAAACCCTCAAGTTCTTTTAATGAGTTTAAATAATAACAAAGATTTTCAAGATTTTTTAAAAGTAAATAAATTAAAGTTTTCATGGACAGACACTAGTGCAAGTGGGTATTGGACGATGATTTTTCAAAGTCATTATAGTGCTCAACATTTTGGAGTTGTAAGATCTAATCATTTTGACTTTAAATCAATATTAACAAACGCATCTATAGTTGATTGGAATACAGATGATGCCTTAACAATATCATCTACTTATTCTCAAGCAGGTGGACAGAATTACCCTACATTAGGATTTGGAATAACTATAGAATATTCTAAAAACAAAAAACTAAAAGAATTAGGTGCAGATGTGCACAATATAAAAGCACAGGGTTCAACTTCTTTAACAACTTATATAGAGTTAACTGAAGATGATATTAGAGAAGATGATGTGGAAGGTTACGAATCAATACAAGGGATTGTTTTAGCACAGATGTGGTTAAATAAATATGCAGGGCTTTTAAAGCCATATGGAATAATAGCTGTTATAGAAGATGGTGCTTTATTTATAAGAGAAGCACATAATAATGGTGGGTTTGATGGTGTTACATTTAATAGCATGACAGGGTTAACTGGTGGAGTAACAATCCCTACAGTAGATTCTGTAGAGGTTAAAAATGCAACTGAGAAAGCTAATTACTCAGGGGTTGAGTGTTATTCTAGGATGCCTAATCCAGGTCAATTCTCAATGTTTGATAACGCAATACTTTTAAGTGGAAGAAAGTATTGGTATAGAGAAAACAAAAAAATCTTTTTATATAATAGTGACCATAAAAATTTCAACGATCAAGGACTAGAGGTAACTGTTTGGTTTATTGCTGCTTCTAACACGTTTAATGATTTTGAAGAGTTCCCTATTCCACATGAAACAGTTCCAGAAATGATAAAATCTCTAGTAGCCACATTCTCTTTAATGAGACAAGCGAAAGAGGATGTAGTTAACGATAATATAGATATAGTATAATGTATATAAAAGTAGAAGATATAGTAAATGACGTAATTATTGAGGAAGGTAAAACCAGTGAAAATGATTTTCTTAGGTATTTTAAACTTGCTCTCAATGGTTTAAAAGAATTACACTTTGATGTAGGTGGTGGTATTAGAACAATTGAGCTAACTGTTAATTCTGATACACTAACTATAGACTTACCATCAGATTATATTAAATATACAAAAATAGGTGTATATGGTAATGATGGAGACGTTCACCCACTAGGGTTAAGAAATGATAAATCATTAGTTAGTACTGCTGCAAATAGCACAACAGTTAGCGATGATGAATTACATCCAACTTATTTTGAGTATGTTCAAGAATTTGGACTAGGTGGAGGAAATAATACAAATGGATACTATAGGGTTGACACAGAAAATAATACTATACAATTTACTTCTGACTTATCAAGTAAAAAAATAATATTAGAATATATATCTAGCTCTTTGATTCACCCAAGTGAAGGCAAGGTGGTGGTACATGAGTCATCTGCTGAGGCACTTAGATCGTATATATACTGGAAATCTATACAAAGAAAAAGAAATGTTAATCCTAACGATAAAATAGCAGCTAAAAATGAATATTATAATAATAAAAGATTAGCTAGAGCTAGAATGTTGAGTTTCACCAAACAAGAGGCATTACAAACAACAAGGAAAGCGTTTAAGCAATCACCTAAAATGTAATACATATGACTCAGGATAAAAGAAATTTTACAGGTGGGTTAAACAGAGATGATGACTCAAGAATTGTCCCTAATGGGGATTATCATAATGCACAAAACATTAGGGTATTATCTTCTGAGGGTAGAAATACAATGCTTGTAGAGAACATAAGGGGCACTCAAAAACACGCTTACAATAGAATTTTTGGAGGAAGAGAAGGAGCTTTTGGTAGCGACACTGCTGAATATAGAGTTATAGGATCTTATGAGGACTCTCCAAATAACTGTTTATATTATTTTATATGGAACGAAAAAAACTTCCATATGATACTAGAGTATAACAACAATACAGAGACTATATCAACTGTCTTTAGAGATACTGGTCTTCCATATCAAGGTGTATTAAACTTTGATAAAACTACTTTAATAACTGGAGTAAACAAAATTGGTGATTTATTATACTGGACATGTGATAATACATTTTTATCAGACACAGGAGAGACTACTCATAATGAGCCAAAATATATTAATGTAGAAAAAGGCAAGGCTGGATTTACAGTTTACTATGATGGTGGTGACTATTCCCTTGGAACACCTGGGACAGCATTTAATATAGATACTCAATACCCATATGAGTTTTATGTAAGTAGTATGGATAACAATCCAAACAACGCACTTGTTCCTGCTTGGAGAAAAAGGCTTTATGTTGATGTTTGCAAGAAAAGACCTAATCCACCAATATACTTTCATCAGACACCTGTTAAAAATATAACAAATGCTCAAATATCAAGTATACCATTTACTACATTAAATGGGGAATCATCTACATTTAATTTAGCTGCAAATACTATTTCTACTAATAATGTTTCTGTGGATACAATAGAGAGTACAAGTGGTTTAGAGATAGCTTATAAGAAAAATAATTTATATGGATTTGTTTGGCAGTTTGCATATAGATATGTTTATAAAGACAATGAGGTAGGATCATATTCTGAGTGGAGCTATACCCTACCAAACCCTACTTACTATAGCAACGACATAAATAAGGAAAAACAAAGACAATATAACCAACTTAGAGTATGGTACTGGAATGGGCCAGCAGATGTAAGTAAAATAGAGATTGTGGCCAGAAAATGTTCTTATATAGAAACAGCTCCAGATGAAGGAAACAAAGGAGAATACTATTTAATAGCATCTGTTGATAATAATTATTATGATGCTAATTATACTTTTGCTGACGATGACTATGCTGGTATAGGTGAAGCTCAGTATGAGTACAATAACGTAACAACTGAAAATGTACCATACATTAAGAGTATGACTACAGGTAGTGTTGATTACAGTGCTACTCCTTTAGGATATATAGACTTTAGAAATGATGGTGTATACACTGCAGTTGATCCTGTTGAATTTAATAAACTATATGACAGGGTTCCAAAAAGAGCAAAGGCACAAGATATTATAGCAGAAAATAGAATATCTTATGGTAACTATATTGATGGCTTTAATGGAGTTCCTGTAAAGTTTGATTTAGTTTCTCTATATGGTGGAGCCACAGACCCTATAGTTATTAGTCCTACAGGTAATTCTCAAGGTGGGGCCACATATGATTTTGGTGGTGGAGATATAACCACAGACCAAATGGATGAGTTAGGAATATCTGAAGAAAATATTGGTTCAGCACCAACTATAGAACATTTTATTACTGAGTCTGTTACAAACAATAACAATGATGATTTAACCCCAGATGCTGCTTTATGTTGGAACGCAGACGCAGCACAAAGTAAAGTTACTTATACCTTCCCCACAGAGGTTGAGGTTGGTCAAACATTTTTTTTAAAATTTAATTTTAGGGTAAAATATAAAGTTAAATGGGGGCCTATCCTTTTACCTGGTATAGTGTCTTTTTGGCCTCATGAAGATTGGGGAGATTCATGGGGTCCATATAACACCTATGAGTATTTTGGAGCACAAATAAACTTAAAAAAAGAAGTGACTGCTGGTGGTGTGTCAACATTATTAAATAGTTTTATTACAGACATACAAGCAGTTTGTGCAGGCACCTATGTGGATAACACAGGAAATAATAACCCAGACTCTGAAGATTTTAATGAAAATGTAGGCTTATCTTTAAACCACCTATATAGAGAGGATGCAAGTGGTAATCAATCTTACCTTGGTAGTGATGAACAAAAAGCTGCTGAGATGAGGTTTGTTAGTGCAACTGTATTTGATAACAATAAATTAGAAATAGTATTTTCCCCATATGGCCAAGATACTGCAAATGGAGGTTGCAACGAAGGACAACAAAATAATGAGGACTCAACCACTTTGCCTGACAATGATTTTGCGTCTTGTAATGGTTGTACATCTTACACAATGTTAGATGGGACTACAACAACTAATTTGCACGTTTGGTACAGAGATGGGGACTTTATGGATGCAACTAATTGTGGTGCAGGTAGTTGTGGTCAATTCACTGGGGGTGGTGTTAACTCTAGGGGTTGTTACGAAATGGGAGATAAATGCAAAGATACTCTTGAATATGTTACACCTAATAATACAGAGAATGGCCTTGTAACAACAGGTTCTGGTACAGATATTATAATAGGTACAGAAACCCCATGGTCTGACTTTGAGGATACAAATATAAGTTTTGACTCAACAATAGACTATTCTCAAAAAGCAAGTGGATTTAAATCTGGATCTTGGCATAGGTTTGGTTTAGTTTATTATGATGGAAAAGGTAGAAGCTCTACTGTATTGCTAGAAGAGGGTAATAAATCTGACCCAAGTAGATCGTCATCTGTATATATTAAATTCCCACCTGAGAAAAAATTTATAGAAAGTTTAGATGGTATAAGTTCAACAGAGCTAACAAATGACCAAAAATTAGTTCCAGGAAGAATAGGCTGGAAGGTATATCACAAACCACCTATATGGTCTAGATATTATCACTGGGTATATGCTAGAAATACTTCTGTTGGAAAGTTTATGCAATTCACTGTAGACAAAGCATATATTAATATGGGTGCAAAGCCAGGGACCTCTGCTGCAGACTCAGATGCAGATACTAAGATATATATATCTTTAAATACCATGGATGGTAGAGTATGGAGTTATAGTGAAAAAAATAGATCGTTGATTGGAGACTGGAGCTTTGCTGAAGGTGATAGGATGAGGGTTATTACAAATAATAGTGGCTCTGTTATGGCAGACCCAGATGATACTACTACTCAAAGGTATTATGATTTTAAATTAAGTGATGTAGGTAGTTTCCCAACTAGATTTGATTATGACACAGACTCAACAAGTGATGATGGTGGTGAAAGTGGTGATAATGTCTCTAATAAGATAAGAGCATCTATTACATCACCTGTTGGTGGAACACAAGGTAATCCACAAAAAGGAAAGCATGGTAAATTTTTAGTTATAGATGACCAAGGAATATCAGGAATGGATGTCTCTAGTGCTAACACAACAGAAGCAGGTCAAGGAGAAATAGCTAATTGGAGTGGGTGTATTATAGAAATATATAGACCAAAGAAAAACACAAACCCAGACCAAGTTATTTATTATGAATTTTCTGAAAGATACGCAATAGGAAATAAAGGACTAGAAACTAGGTACCACCAAGGCTCTACACAGAACCAAGACCCTACTGGTTACAGTGTGGCAGATGGTATAGATCAATCTACTGTTCCTGCAACAGGTATATTTAAAAGAGGTGACATTTGGTTTAAACCAAGAAAAACTAGATCTATAGATGAGGGTAACACTTCTACAAATATAATTGGATACTATGAAAGTTATTTCTTAAATGACTTCATGCAAACAAATCACAACAACATAGGTAGGCCTCATTTATATAGCCCTAATGCTGTTGAGCAAAGAAGAGAGGCAACTATTACTTATTCTGACGTTTTTCAACCAGACACTAAGTATAATGGGTTTCACTCTTTTCCATTTAGTCAAAGACCTTATATGGACTACGATTTAAATCAAGGTGCTATACAAAAATTAATTTCCAGAGATACAGATTTACTTGTACTACAAGAAGATAAGGTAAGTAAAGTTCTTGTTGGAAAAGATATTATAACATCACCATCAGGAGATGCAGGTATTACGTTGTCTAAAAATGTTTTATCTAATACTGCTCAACCACTAGCAGGGGATTGGGGCGTATCAACTAATCCAGAGTCTGTGGCAGTATATGGAAAGACAGTTTATTTTTGCGATATAAAAAGAGGTTCTGTATTAAGAATAGGTGGAGATGGTATAACTGCTATATCTGATTATAAAATGATTGACTTCTTTAGGGATAAGATGGATGAGTATCAGGCTATAACTGAAGATGCTTACAATGAAAAACTTAATGGTCCATTAAAAATATTAGGTGGGTACGACCCTAGGCATGGAGAATATGTTGTAACCTTCCCTGATGTTTATGCTATAACTACAGGGACAGAAGATCAAAAGAAAAATAAATTTAATAGATGTGCAGTTAATTTTAATTCCTTATCACAAAACTTTGAGGCCAATGTATTTAAGGATAAAAGAACTGATGCTGTATATAATGATGATGTAACTTTAAGGGTAAAAGATAATGGTCAAGAAGTTTTAATAGAAGGAGTTACTATTGGATTTAATGAAAAAAATAATAGGTGGTCTAGTTTTTATACTTATTATCCTGATTATTATGGTAAACTACATAGAACATTTATAAGTTTTAAATGGGGCAATTTATATAAGCATGACATGGACTCAAATAACCATTGTTTATTTTATGACAACCCATACCCAGAAGAAATGAAATTAGGATTCGCATTTAATGGTGATGTTTCTAGTGTTAAAGGTTGGAATAACGTATCTATAGAAGGTATTGATAGACAGGAAGTTATACCAATCAAGGGTACATCTATATCTGTTGGAACAGGCAGTACAACTGTAACAGGAACAGGAACTACATTTACAAATAATGATATTGAAGTAGGGGATACTTTATATTATTACACTTCTAATAACTCCTTAGGAACTATAGGTACTGTGGCTACAGTTACTAACGATACGTCAATAACTTTAGCAGCCAACTCCCTAGTTTCAGACACAGCACTAGCAGGCTCCTTTATATTAACCACTAATAAAACTATGTATCTAACAAAAATGGCTACCAATATAAATGATACTCAAGTTACACATAGAACGTCTTATAATAATGACAGTCAAACAGGTAACTCTCAGGTTGCAGGGTCATGGGTAATGAGAGAGGACATAGGTAGCGTTAAAATACCTTATGGAACTACTAACACTGTTGGTGGTGAGTATTTTGGTTTAGGTAACTGTTCTACTAATAATTCATCAACAGCACTTAGGGGGAATACTTTAGCAGATGGTTCTGGTGACTCAACTAATACAACTTTTACTACTGCTGGAATTAATGTAGGTGACTCTATCTTTTATGACAACAGTGGAACAGAAACATTGATAGGGGTTATAAGTGCAATAACAGACAATGATGATATAGTTTTAACAGCAAGTGCCTCTACATCACTCGCAAATACCTTTATGTTTGTTAAGAAAACAGCCCAAATAGAGGGTGACAGAATAAAGGGTCACTTCATGGATACTGAGTTAACTAAAAGAACAAAAGATAAAGTGCATATATTTGCTATAAATGCAAATGTAAACAAGAGTGAACTTAGCAATAAATAAATAATAAATTACTATATTTGTAAAACTATGGCTAGAAATAAAAGAAAAAAAACAAAAAAACTTAAAGGATTACATAAAGCTAAATACTTTATAGGTGGACTAATAGCTGGATTTGGTGGCAAGAAAAGATCTAAAGCTGCTATAGAGACTGCTACTGGAGAGATGGACGCAGCTAAAGCACAGAGAGAGGCTCTTGTAGGAAACCAACAAGCTCTTACCATGAGTCCTGAGGTGCAAAAAATGAAAGAGGGACTGGGGGGAACAGAGATAAACAGAAGACAAGAGGCAGCAGAAAGAACCAGAGCTGCAGCTTTAGGTGCTGCTACTAGAGGTGGTTCAAGAGTGGATCCATTTGCTGCTGCACAAGCAGGTGCACAACAAGAGGGTCAATTAGCACAAGCACAAACACAAGCTGTGCAACAAGGGTTGCGTGCTGGTGCACAAGAAAGGTCTAACCTTAGAACCATGCAAGAATCAAGAGAGATTGCAGCTATAAGTCAAGCAGAGAAAGAAAGAGGAGAGGGAAGGTCAGATGTTATGGCTGGTCAAAGAAATTTAGAGGCATCCAGACAGCAAATAGCAGGGGGTGTAGATGCAGGACTTGGTTTAGCTATGGGAGGCATGTTTGGAAGAGAAGGAGCAGTTGTTAAAAAAGGTTTAAAAGAAAGATTAAAACAAAGGGCAATGCAAGAGGCCCAAAAGCAAAGAGGGAAAGAACAAGAAGTGCCTAAAGATAAGCCTGAAGTAACGCCTGGAGAGTTTTCACATGAAAAGAATCCTATTGATTTAGTAAACCAAGATGAAGAAGGGCAGCCAGAAAAAATAGGAGAAATGACAGGTGGAGAGGCAATAGTTCCACCAAAGAACGTAAAACAAATAAGACACTTAATAAAAGATAAAAATGGAAGGGGGCTTGTTGATTTAATGGACAAACTTTTAACTAAGTGGGATAAAGAAGCTGAAGAAAATAATAACAAAGAAGCTAAAAGAGGAGCAGTTCACGCATCTGTTCACAAACCTAGATTACCTAAATTTAATTATGGTAAAAGAAGAAGTTCAATTTTTAATTAAGATATAGTCTATGCCAGTAGCAGATGTTTCAGATTTAATGAGTAAAAGGAACCTCGTACAAGAGGCTCAAGGATGGCTATCGCTTGATTTACAAAAAAAAGAGCAAGCAAGGAAAGAGTTAGAATCAAAAAAGAAAGATGCATTAAAACCATTTGATTGGAAAATGGCTGATTGGGGCAGTGATAACCCTTATTTTCAAGAACAATTACAAGATCTTAGTCAAGATTATTATAACCATGTTTATTCAATGGCACCATATCTTAGTATGAACCCAGGTGATATGGAAAACTGTCCTCCAGGAAGTCCTTGTGCTAACGCACACAGACTTAAAAATACTTTAGATGGAACAGCAGGGGCGTTTAAATCTTTTCAAACAAGGTTTCAAAACGATTATGATGCTGCACTAGACTTACTTGGAGACAAAGACTCTATATATTACAATCAAGATAATTTACAGGCACTAGAAAATGCTAAGGGAGAATGGATGAAAGGTTTTAAACCTGCTTATAATCAAGATGGTAGATTAATGGCAATCATAACAGATACAGAAAAGGTACCACAAAAAGATGAGAATGGAAACGCTTTATATGTAACAGAATCAGGAGATGGAACAACCACAAATAAAGATGACGCTAAATTAGATAATGATGGAAATCCAGTACAAGCTACTGCAGACCAAGAGGTAGAAAAGATGATAACCTTAGATGAGTATTATGATAAATTAGGAATAGGTAAAGATAAATTGAAAAAAAATGCATCAGCAAATGATTGGAATCCTGAAACTTTTTCTGACCTTATTACTCCAGACTCTTCTTTTATAGATGATGGTGGTGTGATTAATAAAGATAATAAAAATTACAAAACTACTTATACTAATCTTCATGGGGCTATATTTGGTGCAACAGATATGTACAATCCAGAGGACCCAGAGGGTAGTGTTCTAACTGCTAATGCAGCTCCTATTATAAACATGATGAGAAACGATCCATCAGGAAACTTTAAAGAGGGCTCTATCACAAAAGACCAAATAATAGATTACGTAATACAAAATGTTATGGGATATGATGGAGTTGATGGAGATGGCTCAGGGGGAGGATTTGATATGTCAGAGTTAATATCTCGTATGAGTGACCATAACCACACAGGAGAATTATCTACTTATAGCATTAATGTAGGTGGTGATGCTGATAATCCAACTTATGAAATGGGAGAGGATAATGCAATAGCTTATGAAGGGATGTTTACTATAGAGCATGGAGGTAAAGAAGAGGGTCAAATAACACAGGCTACATTTAGTCCTGATGAAATTACCTTACTTGGGGGTGATGATTTATTTAGAAGTGGGGAGTATGATATAGATGGGCTAGGAAGGGATTTAGAGATAACCTACCATGATGCTTATCTTTGTTTATGGGACCCTGACCAAGGAAAATTCTTAACTAAAAAAGAAGAAGAGGCTTTAAAAACTGATAATCCAGAGGCTTACGCAAAATGTGAGTATAGACCTGCTGTTCAGGTAACATTCCATGCAACAGATGGAGACATGGAATCTAATTGGCAAGGAAAGGGATTAACTGATACAGGTACAATTAAAGCAATTATGCCACTTGATAAAGCTAGGTCACAAATACAAGGAGACTTTAGTGAGAAGTCTTCTAATTTCCAAAAAACAGAAGCTATGGATGAATTAGCAAAAAGAAAAACTGAAGAGTTAAGAAGTGGAGAAATAACTGATGGCTCTATAGGAGGCACTGAAGGGGAAGAAGAAAATGAAGAAACAGGAGGTGGAGATGACGCTGACATAGATTATGAAATATCAGATAAAGGAGACGTACTATAATGGGAGATGAATTAGACATATTATTAAAAGACTTTTACGCAAAGTATGCAAATCAAGATATAAGCGATGATAAAATTCAAACCATAAAAGACACTTATGGTGATGATTATGACACCCTGCTAAGAGACCTGTATGCAAAATACGCACAGTCTGAACTAGAAGACAACAAACTTGAAACGATAATAACCACTTATGGTTTAAAAAAAAAGTCGATTCAGGCGATTCAGACGATTCTTTGGATGTGGACGATGGTACATCAGATGGGGAAACTGGCGATGGGGAATCTCAAGAGATTGTTGATCCAAATATTGAGTCAGAAGAAAAAGATAAGGAAGTAAGTATATATGACACACCAGAATATACAGGTGAATACGAAATAAATGGAATACCCACATCAAAAGAGGAGTTATTAATACTACTAGAAATACCTGGATACATAGAAAAAATAAAAAATGGGGAAGAGGTAATCACCACAAATGACCCTGAGATCCTAAAAAAATTAGATGAAATATTAGGAGAGTCTGAAGATGATAACGAAGATGATTTAATAGAAGAGGAGAACGAAAGTGATAGTGATGAGGAAGAAATAATTGAAGAAGAACCAGAAGAACCAGAAGAAGGGGAAGAATACGATCCTCAAACTATAGAAACAGAAGAGGAAAGAGAGATTAGAGAACAAAAAGAAGAAGAGATTAGAAAACAAAAAGAAGAAGAAGAAAGATTAGAATTAGAAAGAAAAGAAAAACAGGAAAAAATTGAGGCCCTATATGAAGAGGCAGAAAGTATAGGTGCTCAAATCCATGATGGAATGTCTATCGAGGAAATGGAAATTACAATAGAGGATCGTAAGAAAAAAATAGAAGACGAAAAAATAGAGCAAGAAAACAGTAATCTTATTGAAATCGCTTCCTTTAAAGTAGAAATGGAGAAATGGGGGCTTGATTATGATAACACAAAAAGTCTTGAAGAAAATCAAATTATATACGAAGCAAGAACAAAAGAAGAGTTTTTTGTAACTAAGGGATCTACCCATCCACTGAATTACATAGAGTATGAGAAACATAAAGATATAAATGAAAAATATAAAGTAAATAAAGTTGACCTTCCAATGGCAACAGTTGACCCTGAAGATGTTTATAACTATTTAATAGACAATGAAAAAGAAGATGAAAATGGGAATATAATTGGTCACAATTTTACTGATGCACAGGCTAGAGCAATAATAAACAATATTATGGCTGAGTCAGGATTTGAGGTTGGAGCAATACAAAGAAGGAAAGTATCAGATTTTGGGGGGTCTAGATTTATAGAGATGGATGAAAATGAAACGTATGAATACGAGGATGAAGAAACTGGAGAAATTAAAACAGCTTATTACAACCCTGGGCTTGGATTATTTCAACACACTTATAGCACCAGAAAAGCTGGATTTTTAGAATATTTTAATGAAAGAAATTTAGACTGGAGAGACCCAGATAATTGGAAATATCAGATTGATTATATGATAACAGAAAAGGAGACTGATGATTTTATAACAAGAACAGAAGGCTTGGATGATGTAGATGCAATTACTGAAGACTTTATGATAAAGTGGGAAAACCCTAAAGATAAAAGCGATAAAAAAATAAAACAAAGACAAGAAAATAAAAAAATATACAAAGATATATTTAGAAGAGGTGGTATAGTTAGAAAATACTCAGAAGGAGGATATGCCCCACAAACCCAACAGGAACCAGAAAATATTGAACCCCAAACAAAACAAGACAACGTACCTGTCCCTGATTCAGGTCAGCAAACAGATGAGGAATACAAACCCCAAGCTGTAGCTATGCAACCATGGGACTATATGACTGATATAGACGCAACAAACTATAGAAGGTTATTAGCTGAAGGGAAAACTAGTGAGGCTAATACTATTTTAGATAAGTACCCTAAAGCTAAAAATATTAAAATCAAAAGTAGTCAAGATAAGGGTGATGACTCATCTGTAGAAAGTTTAGAAGAAAAAATACTAGGATATGATTTAATAAAAAATGAAATATTATTTAATAACCCAAATGCTGATGGCACGTCTCCAGAGAACCTACAGAATCACGCCTTAACCATGTTAGATAATATACCATGGCAATATTACAAGGGTGGTAGCATTGGTTTTAATCCAGCAAAAGTTTGGGGAGATGACTACCAAAACAATCCTAATTACATTGAGACAGTAAAAAGAGAGGAGTTAGCCAAAACAAAAAATATGGAAACAGGCGATCAATATATAGCTATCTCAGACGATGAAATTATAACCAAAAAGGAGTTAATCAAAATGATTGAAGAGGATCCTGATATAATGGATAACATAGATTATTTGAATATACCTGGTGAAGAGGAGTTACCTGATTATATAGCCAATAACCCTGAGTTTGCTAAAATATATTCAAGGAGATATGATTTTCCATATTTAGGAGATGAAATTAATTCTAAACTTACAGGATCTTATAGTGCCAGTGGAGAGTTTATTGGGGGTGTTAGAATAAGTGATGTTAAGCTAAGAAAAAAATATTCAGAAGCCTTATCAAGAGGTTGGGCGTATATTGGAAAAGACGCTGCTGGTGGAAAAATGCAATATCTATACACCCCATCAGGAGCAATACTTACTGAAGGAGAAGATGGAGTAAACCCATTATTAGCTAATGATGGCATGGACGCAGAATTGATTGAACTATTTCATGAAAATCCTGATGCTTTAACAGAAGATTTTTTAGAAGGAAACAACAACTACAGACTAGAAACCCTAGAAGAATCAAAAAGTAAAGAAGATTTAAATATTAAAAATCAAGAGTTACAACAAACTCAAGTCGTAACTACCTGGGATTTAAATACAGAAAATGAATTTAACTCACTGTATAAAATAAATAAATTGAGACAAGAAGAGGGCCTTCCCCCCATTATAACAGAAGAGCTTAGTGAAATATTAAATCATGAAAGAGATGGTTTTAATGTGGTTCTAAATAAAAATGGTGAGTTGTCTGATTTGGATGGTAATTTTAATGAAAGCAAAACATTCTGGAAAGGTGATGAGGAGTTTAAAAATTATTTATCACAAGGTTCTTATGATTTTACTGTTACCCATGTAGATAACCCAATGGATTCTGGAACACTGTATAGAGAGGGGGTTGCAACAAGGAAATATATTACTAAACAAGAAGAAGAGGCTCCAGAGCAATTCGATGGGGATTATGGAGTTAGTGCCACTGACCCATCTTTTAATCCTCTACAGAAAGTGGTAAGTAAAGATGAGGCAGACCAACTGGCTGTTGGCTCGTACATGATGGAGAAATTTATAGCCACACTTCCTAGAGATAGTAAGGGCAATATAACTGATATGGATTATATTAGGTGGAAATATTTTTCAGGGGACCCCACTGTTTTAGCTTTTGATTCTGGTGTTGGCCTTGGTGGTATGACTGAGGAAAAACTACAAATACAAGGTTCAATGTATAGAACTAATTTAGAGACTAGGGCGTATGAGTATTTCGCAGGATCTATGAATAATGCATTAAATTCTATGGATAAAACCTTAGAGAAGACAGGTATAATGAAAGAGGCAGAAACTCTTGGGGAGCAAATAATAGTTGCTGATGATTGGATTAATAAGCAAATTGATATGCTTTCAAAGTTTCCAACCAAACTAGACTCAGATGGAATGATGATTCCTGATACTGAGAACATGACTGACATGCAGATAGAGGATTATAATAAGCTAGTTACACAAATACAAAGTTTTAATGAAGATATATATGTTCCATTGTTAAAACAGCGTGGTGACTTTCATGAACGAGATATTATTAAGCAGTATTCAGGAATAATGGAGACTTATAATGCAGGATCACAATGGAGATCAAAACTAATGGACAGAAATATGTTGTGGGGAAACTTTATGAAAGGTGTGGAAAAACAACAGATAGCATGGGACAAAGCCTATTCTGATGGGCAGTTATGGGGAGCCCTTAGGTGGGTTGAGGGCATGGAAAGAGATCTTGGAAATATATTTGCTGATACCCCAAACTGGATGAAAGGTGTATTTACTAATGACGCTGAATACGACTGGACAGATGCTATGTCAGATACCTGGCAATTTACTAAAGATTATGATTCAATATTAATGACTCCATCTATATTAAAACTAGGAAGCGAGTTTCAATTTGTAAACATAACATCAGATTCAGAAGAGGGAAGAACAACTCCAGATGGTATTCATAAGAATGATTTTGATAAAGACTTTAAAATTGTGTTGAGTGAAGATGGAGTAACTCCAATACAGGTTATGACATCAGATGACGTATTAGTCCCAATGAGCAGTCCTATTGCTCAACATCTTATTCAAAAATTTTCACAAGACCCTAGTAAATACAATGTAGAATTAGATGACAACAATTATGCTTGGTGGAACTCTTTAGGGCAAAGTGGAATGGGATTAGCTGCTGATATATTGTTAGCAGGAAGGGTTTCTGCACTTGGAAAAACTAAAAAAGCAAAAAATTGGCTATTTAAAGGAACCATGATGGGGTCATATAATGTTAAGCAATATGGTGAATTTAGACGTGCTTATTTAGATGATATTGGTGGGAATCTTGCAGAGGCTGATGATTATGCGAGAGCACAAACTATGATTGTTAGTCTTACTCAATTAATTAACCCAAATATAGGTTTTGGTAAAGGTTTCAGTACTTGGCTTGATCCAAAAAAATATACTACAGCCTGGAAAAACCTATCCTTAGTTAGTGGTCGTAGAGCACTTTTTAACTCTTTTAAATATAATACTAGCGTAATAGCAAGAAATGCTGGTACTGAGGGATTACAAGAAGTAGCAGAGTTAGAGGTCGCAAGATTAATTAATGCTGGTTACAATTACACTCAAGATGGTAGAGATTTTGATTTAACCAGAAATTGGAATGAGTACAAAGATTCTTTTACTATAGGGGCAGCACTAGGTGGTGCTAGTGGGACAACTGAAATGAGGTTTAAAGGGTTTAAAAGTAGATTACAACAAGAGGCTTTATTTTATGGTTATGAAAATCAAGATGTTTTCTTTAACTCTTTAGATAACCTAGTTGGAACTAAAAACTTTTACTGGGAAGGTAACACAATAGAATTAACAAAAGAGAAGGCAGCTGAGATTAAAGATAAGTTTAAAAACCTATTCCAACAAACAGATAATTTAATAGCTACATCAGATAAAGACCTAAAAGATGGGCAGAAATTACATATTATGAATCTCCTTGAGCATAAACAACACTTAGAGGCGTTTCAAGGTCATAAAGATCCTAAAATTCAAAAACGAGTAAAAGACACTATATCTGATATAGATGGAAAATTAGAAAGGCTACTAAATGGAGAAAGTGTTGCAGATGTAATGGCTGAACCAAGTGAATTTGGAGACTTAGGGGTTAGTCCTGAGAACATGTCTCCAGCATCTAAAAATGTAATTAGACATAGAAATAATAAAAAAGAGTGGGGAACTGAGGAGTATAAAAACACTGTTAGAGGACTAAAGCTAGAGGTAGATAGATTAGAAAAAATAGAAAACAAAACAAAAGAAGAAAGTAGATTACTCTCTTTGCATAAAGAATTATTAAATGAAGTTCAACAAATAAAACCTACAATAAATGAAGAAACAGACCCAGACCTTGAGAAACACATCAAGGACACAATTAGAGAAGAATCAGGAAAATCTGCCCCTGGGATTGAGAGTGAGACTAAACGAGCTCCCAAAGACAGTGAAGTTAAGAGTATTAGAGAGGCTGATGGAACAACTTCCAAACAAATAACACCTATTAACGATAGTTCTAAAATAAAAGATGTAATAGGTAAAAATGTTACCTATAAAGGTAAGCAAGGAGTATTACAGAGAGACTCTGATGGTAACATAGTGGTTAAGACACCTAAAGGAGACTTTGTTGTAAGGAACAAAAAGGGGTCAGCAACTCAAAACCAAATACTAAAAACCCATGGAATAAAGGCTACAGGATCATCATTTACTATAAACCCTGAGGGTAAAATATCTGTTAACAATAACCCAAAACAAGATATTGTTGGTATGATTAAAAACGAAGATGGGGACCTAGAGTCTATGGTTGTAACAGATCCAAACCTAACAGATAGGCAATCAAAAATTGCTAAAAATAAATTTAAAAGATTAAAGAAGAAATTAGACAATGGAGAAATTACACAGTCTGAATTTAATAATGAAGTATCTAACATTAAGGGTGTCAATCTATTAAATGACCCTGATATACTTACAGATGTAGCTACAGAAAATTTAATAAACGAAATGTTATCCAAAAAAGATACATCTGTGATAGATATGGCTGAGGTTGATGCTATTATAGAGGAAGAGTCACAAATAGAAGCAGAAAAGGAGGCACAGGAAAACTACAGAAAAGAAGCTGAGAAAAAAGGCAAAGAGATAGAGAAAAAACAAACTAATAAAAAGGGAGATAGATATAAGAATAATAAAGAAGATAGAAAAGATTTAAAGAAAAGAGCAGCTACTCATAAAGCTGCAGGTGGTGCAGCGAATAAAAGAAAGGCAACTGTTCTTAAAATGATTGATAAGATTCTTGGGCCATTAGGTCTAGATGTAATTGTACATAATGATAGTGACAGCATGTACAATGATTTAAGAAAGTCTGGTATGACTAGACAAGAGGCTTATGCTAAAATGAATAGTAAAGGCTTTATATTAATGGGTGATGGAGAGATACATATTAATCTAGATAAGGCATCTGGTAACACTGTTTTTCATGAGGCAGCTCACCCATTTGTACAAATAATAAAGAGGGCAATGCAGGCAGAAAAGGGAAAGGGTCCTATAACTAAATTGTGGAATGATATATCTAAAACATTAGAAACTCAAAAAAGGCCAAATAGAGACACTACCTATATGGAGTTTGGTGTAATGTCTGTAAGAAACGAGGATGGAAGTTATAATACAGATGACGCTGTTGAGGAGGCCTTAGCTGAGTATTTAGGTGATGCTGGTCTTGACCAATTTAAAAACGATCAAACAGCACTGAATAAAGCAAAAGAGTTTGCTAAAAAAATATTAGAGTTCTTTGGAGTTAATGTTAATAAAAATCCATTAAAGATTTCTATAGAGGACATGAGCAATATAGAGGATGTTAAAAACAGATTCCAATCTACCATACCTAAAGGAAAGGAAATAAATATAGATGAAGATTACAGAAGTGAAGACGTTGATGGAAAACCTACTTTTCAAATAGATGAATCAAACCATTCAAATGCTTTAGACGCAGTCAAGCACTCCACCATTAATAGGGGTACCCCAAAACAATGGATGGATAATTTAAAAATGGTTGGTGATGAAAATATAGTTGAGGACTTAAAGTTCTTAGGAATGAATAATTTCCTAGAATCAGCAGAGAGACTATACGCTGATGACTTAATACCAAAAGAGGCCTTAGAGGATTATATAACATTGAACAAAACAAAGGTTGAAGAAATAAGCGATAGTGAAATAAAAATATCTAATCCTTTATATGACCTGGGTAATGTAAGGTACACTAAAAAAATAGATGAGGATGGTAATAGTATAATGTTAGTAGAAGATGTTGTAGCACCTGATAATGAAATGTCATCTAACATAGAGCCAATAGTTAGAAGGCTTGTAAGGTACTCATCTGACTTGGGTTTTGATGGACTAGCGTTTAAGCCAGGTCAAAATTTTGATGGACCAAAACAAACATTCTTTAACGAAACAATACCTGATGTAATTAGAGATGTTACATCAAGTATAGATAAGTCTGCAGGGCCAACAGTTACAAATATAAATGGAGAGGCTCACAATTCTATAGATATAACCAATAAAGTAAAAGCTGCAAGCACTAGAATTAATTTACCATCTTTTCAGGTTGATGAAGGAATAGATCCTGACATGGAGTATGTGCACCAAATGTACAATGGTAAAGTTAGTTTTGCTACAGACTTTATTCAAAAATGGCTTACACCATCAGGACCAGGTGGCTTTGATGCTTACAACAGACAAAGAGAAATGTTGGGTAGAAGAAAAGCAAAGATAGAGGCTGTAAAAGCTGCACAAGAAACATTACAAAAAGCAATAGACAATAATGATACTTTTACATTAGAGCAAGTAAATGATGCACTAACTGATCCAGCTACACTAATTACTTCTCTTAAAAATGAAATATCTATACTACAGTCACAAATAGATAATTTATCCAAAGGTATGACTGATGAACAAGTTAGCTCTTTTAACCCTTTGAGAATAAGACAAAGTAAAATAAATGAAATAAACTCTAGGATAAAGGAATTAAGAGATAACCACAGAGGAAAAACTAAAGTAAAAAACTTAGAATCTGACCCAGAGTTAGCAGACGCTGTTAGAAATGCAAGAGAAATGATTGATGCTTTAAGTCAAAGTTTAATAAATCAAGGTGTTGTTCAAGGGGAGTTGGCAGGAACTGTGCTGGCAAATAAGAGTATATATCTTATGAAGCAATATAGAGCTCATCATGATATGGATTATGTTAAAAAACAAATGAACGCCATTGAAATGGCTAAAGAAGCAGGTGAGGGAGAGTTTTATAATTCTGCGACAACCATTGGTAGGGTAACAACATTTGTTAGAAATCAATTACAAGAAAAGTATGACAGAGAATTAGAGCAATATAATAACAAACAAATAGATACAAAGCCAAAAAAAGTTACAATGAACATGGTTCAACAAGAGGTTTTAGAGGTATTTAGGTCTGGCAATAATAGTACAGTTTATAATAGAGCAGTTCATATAAATAAACCAAGTAATAAAATATTCAAGAAAAGAAAGGATATGCCAGAGGAGATTGTTGAGTTTCTAGGAGAAATAGAGAATCCATCATGGAATTTTGCACACACTGCTGAGCAAATGATAAATAGCGTAGAGCTAACTACATATAGAAATGACGTTGTAAAAACATTAATGGCTGCAGGAAATGGTAAGTTTATAATAGAGGGGATACCTACAACTCCAGATTTACAAAAAAAATTAACTGAAACAATAGAGGTAGATGGAAAAACATACTCTGTAACCAAAGATATATACGCACAAATTGAGGGGGCACAAAGAAATACTAATACAGCCCTTAAATTCTATATGAAGTTTCTTGGTTACACTAAATTAGGTCTTACTGTATATAATCCAGTAACACACGTTAGAAACTTTACAGCTAATGTTGGTTTTGCTGTAATGAATGGTCACATTAATTTCTCTACATTAAAGAATACAACAGATGCTTGGAGTATTGCTACTAATATATTCAGAAAATCTAGTAATGCTAAACAAAGTGCCTTATGGGAGAGTATGATAGAGGAGGGAATGATAGATGAGACTGTTGGACTAGAAGAAATAAAAGACTTATTAAGATCAGATGGAAGTGAAAGAAGTTTCTTTGAGTCAATAAATAAAACTGCAAACAAAAGTGTGCTTGGAAAAATACAAAGGGGTGTTGAGGGTGCATATAGATTTGAGGATGTAGTATGGAAGGTTACTGGTTTCTTGCAAGAAATGCAGACAGCAGAAAAAGCAGGCATGAGCAGGCAAGAGGCAATAAAAAGAGCAGGATACGTTATAAGAAATACTTACCCAAATTATTCAGCAGTTCCACTTTTAGCTAAAAAACTTAGAGTAAATCCACTTGTTGGTTCGTTTGTCTCCTTCCCTGCTGAGGTGATAAGAACAAGTATGATGACTATAAAGATAGCTAAAGGAGAGTTAGCATCTGGTAATCCAGTTCTTGTAAAAAGAGGGGCAGCTAGAATGACAGGAACAATAATTAATTTAGTTGCTATGCCAACTCTTACAAAATTAGCTGTCTCTGGTATAATGTCCCTAGTGGGATTTGATGACGAAGAAAACTATTCTTTAGATAAAAAAATAGCTGAAGCCTTAAAATTTATTGGAGCACCATGGAACGAGTTTGGAACCCTAGTACCAATATCAAACCCTGAGGGTGGAGTATGGTACTCATGGAATATACATGACAACCTATCTCATGGGTTTTTATACGATATAGCAAATTCAATATTTAATCCACCTGAGGACGACCCAACAAAAGATAGAAACTTTATTATGGGCTTATTTGGTGGTAGCCCAGTTTTATCAGCCCTTTTTGACCCATTCCTTGGAACTGATGTTTTAGCAGGAGCAGTAGAAGAGGCAATTACTGGAGTAGATTCTAATGGTCAAAGAATATATCCAGAAAATACTAGTGATTACAATAAAATATATTCTATGTTTGGGCATATACTTTATGAGGTAAGGCCTGGTGTTGCTAAAACAATAGAAAGATTTTTTGATCCTGACGCTAGTTTAAAACATGAGGTAATAGGTACGTTTGCTGGTATTAGATTTGGTGAAACCAATGTGGGGCAAGCTGCTTATTATAGAACTCAAGATGTAATGAACAATATAAGGGGATTAGACCCAAAATATGAGGGAGACCCTGAATTAATAAAAAAGGAGCTTATAAGAAACTTAAAATATTTAGAGAAACTATATTATCTTTCAAAAGTATTAGGACTAGAAGAACAGGAGATTAATATATTTGCTGAACCACCTAGAAAAACAACCCCTGTTGAAGATGACCCTAATACACCTTTAGATGAAACAATGTTAGAATTTGAGGCTAGCAGAACAACTATGGAGAACGCTAGGTTGTCTCAGGCAATTATAGATATACTAGAAAGAAGGGATAAATCAGTTCCTATAGAACAATTAGATTGGGACATTTGGCTTAAAAAAGTATTATCTGAAAGTCAATTACAAGAATATAATGAATTATTAGAAAAATGAAATTAGAAGTTTTAAGAATATCAAGTGAACAAGACTCTACTAGTGGCATGCTATTTGAGGTGAATGACACTGCAAATAATCCACATGGAGAAGGTTTTAGGTGTAAAAGAAAATTTTTATGTTATACATTAGAAGATGAAAAAAGAGACGAAAAAGTTATGGGTGAGACTCGCATACCAGAAGGTACCTACGAGATCAAGTTACGAACAGTGGGTGGTTTCCACCAAAAATACACTAAGAGATTTGGCAGTATGCACAGGGGTATGCTCCATATTACTAGCGTTCCTGGGTTTGATTATATTCTCATTCATTGTGGAAATACTGATGAACACACTGCAGGGTGCTTACTCGTTGGTGACAGCCAAGAGAACAACCAGCTAATAAAGAATGGCTTTATAGGTAAATCAACCCAAGCGTACAAGCGTATATACGAAATGATAGTAAAAAACCTGATTATTAACAAGAAAGTGTTAATAACTTACAGGGATATTGCATAAGTATAACAATTTTTCACTATATTTAATTGTGTGTTTTCAAAAACAATCATAATTGAAGTTTTTAACTGGTAAATTGGGGGCAAGGATTGTCCCCAGTTTTCTTTACAAATCATGAGAGATTACAAAAAAGAATATAAAAAGTTTCAAAGCTCAGATAAATCTAAGAAAGATCGAGCAGCTAGAAATAGGTCCAGAAGAAAACTAGAGAAAGCAGGCAGAGTATCAAAAGGAGATGGGATGGATGTTCACCACCCAAATGGTCCAAGAAAAAAATTTGTAAAAGTAATAAGGAAATCTACCAATAGAGGTATGGAAAACGAAGGTGGAAGGAAGAAGATTCCTAAGAAACCTAGATGAGCCTAACTAACGCCAAGAAGAAAAAGAAAAAACAGTTAGGAATGGATCCTGGAACTGCATCTCATAGGTTAAAAAAATCAGTATTATTTGACTTCGCAAAAAAACTAGACTTAAATTGGTGTTACCAATGTGGTGCAGAGATTAATAATATAGATTTATTTACTCTAGAGCATAAAATTCCATGGCTAGATTCTGAAGATCCTGTTGATTTATTTTTTAACTTAGATAATATAGCGTTCTCACACTCCAAATGTAACTACGCAGCTTCAAGGGGTAGGCCAGGTAAACCTTGTCCATCCCTGACAGCCTATAGAAATGGATGTAGATGTGATGGGTGTAAGAAAAAGAAAGCTGATTACAATAAAGAAAAAAGGAAATTTAAAGAAAAATCAAATGAAAAAAAGTTGTAAGGGACTCCCTGGATGTAGAGAGAATAGTCCTAATATTCTGACTAAGGCAAAAAATCTAGTTAAGGACACAGCAAAACATATAGTCAATGGAGCAGAAAACCTAAATGACAAAGAGTACCTTGTTAGAATAAACACATGCAAGGCCTGTGATTTATTTAACAAAGAAAAAAGTGTTTGTGAATCCTGTGGTTGCTATATGATAGTTAAGGCTAGGTGGAGAACATCAACTTGTCCAAAAAATAAATGGACCTTATGAGGCTATAAAAACTCCTTTAGTTAGGTCAACGTATCCTTCTCCATGCTTTTCTTTTAATTTGTCTGCTATCTTTCTTTCTTTTGTCATGTTACCCTTGTACTTAGCAGTCATATCTGACTCTGTTTTTTCTATTTCTTTTAGTCTATTTTCTAAACTAATCTTTTCTAACCTTAATTTACCAAAGTTAAAGGCCATTGTGTTTACCTCGCCTCTAATTTCAGATACTTCTTTAATTATATTGTCTTCAATTTTAATTTCTTTTGTCATTTTATTTATTTTTATTATTATTATTTTTAATCTTCTCGAGGCCACGAGATCCAAAATATGCACCAATCGTAGTTATCAGACAAATTTCAAGCAAACTTTTCCATTTATCATCCACATGAAAGTCTATTGTTCCTGAATCAATGAACACAAGAAGTATTGTTGCAATTAATAAAGTTAACAGGACTATAGGTCTTATACTCCTTGTAAGCCAGTTACCATGTTGTAAGTCAGCCTGCCACCTTGCAGTAATGTTTTTTTCCATTTCAACCTCATGTGCCTGAACGATCTCTTTTAACTTTCTCTTAGCCTCCATCTTCTCCTCTTTAGAGGTAGTTAAGTTGTCTAAGACACCACCAACTGATTCAACCAGTTTACCTGCACCACCACCAAATATTTTATCTAATACTCCCATTTTTTTCTTTAATCATTTTAATAGTTTGTAAAACCTGTTTTTTACTACCAGGCATGTAAAGTTCGTAATTTAGGTTGTTTTTAACAAGATATTGTTTAAAAAGTTTCCATTTTAAATTAAACACATCAGACTTTAAACCCTTCACCTCTATAATCCAACCATCTTTTAAGTTAGTAAAATCAGGTATATATGTGACTGAACGAATAGACTTAAAGGCTTGGTCATAAATTAACTTACCTTTTTTCTTCCTTTTTTCTATAGAAACTCCTTCGTAGGTAAACTTATCCATTAGTAAAAACTTTTCTTTTTCGTAATTAAATTTTATACCTGCCCTCCTGAGTTCAATAGAAGTAAAAGCCTCTAGCCTTGATCTATAGTTAATACCATCAACACTAGTGGCCTTTACATTCTTTATCCTACCTCTCTTTTTCATTATGACCTACTTTACTTTTTTTATATTTTTAAATTCAGTTGATCTTTCGTAATAACCAGTTGAACTATTAAAATTATAAAACCAAACTAGGTGACCATCTTTATACTCCATTCTTTCATCAGGGTATACAGAATAAACTTCCCACCCATCCATGTTTTTTACATACATAGCTGGAAACATTTCTCCAATATCACCCTCTTCTATATATAATCTAAATCCATGGTCATTAAATTCTATAAAGAATGGTTCTTCATCCATGAGTTCTCCATCATTCTCATAACCTTGGTCATCCCATTTGAATACCCAAGTTTCATTAGAGGTATATACTCCTGAGTCGATCTGTGCAAAGCCTTGAAACGACAAGGCTAATAGCATTAAAAAAATTGTGTTTTTCATATTAAATTAAATTTAGTTAAACATAATCTGGTGCATTTAATCACCATTGTACATCCACTAGGACTTGAACCTAGAACCTACAACTTAGAAGGTTGTTGCTCTATCCAGTTGAGCTATGGATGTATTTAATAAACGTCATTACTCATTCCTGCCTCCTTTCTCCAAATGATGTCTGTTATTATTATCTCTACTTTTGTAGAGGATTTTACCTCTTTACCTATACAACCCTTTAGGTAACTATTACCATCTAATTCCTCTACAGTGTCTCCAATACTACAAGTAGTAAATGTTCCTTTTTTAAATTCTTTCGTTGGTGTTTCAACTCCTCTTACCATCCTTATGTTCCTCCACTTGTAACCAACCTCTAAGTGCCATATCTGTTTTTTCATTTTGTAAAAATTTCAACATTATCAACATTACACTTTTTATTTTTACAAGAATAAGATCCTACAATTCCTGCTCCCTCTATACCATAATCCTCATAGTCAAATTCAGAGTTCCATAATAACTCCTCTTTACAGAATGGGCAAATTATTCCTTTTTCTTCTTTATTTTTCCTATGTGACATAAATCTATTGTTTTAACTTTAGTTATTAAATCCTCAGCACCTGGCCTTGATCCTAATTCGTATACACCCCACCCTATCTTTTTGTCTATACATTTTTTGTGTATAAAGTCTTGTAAATCTTCTTTTTTAACCTCTATCCAATAATCTTTTGTTTCAAAAGCAAATCCATCTGCGTCACCATAGAGCCATCCCTTTTTCCCTTGAACATTCCTAAACTCTACAAAGTGTATATTCTCATCACTTTTCTTTATGGCCTTTACATCTATTTTTTTACCACCTATTTTTACATCCCAGTGTTCCTGTATATCTTCTTTTTCTGTTGGCCACTCTACAATATTCTCGTTATAAATACTTGCGTACTTTTTTTCTGCTCTTTTTCCCCTTGCCATGTCTATGGCTTTTTTTTCTTTAGTTTTGTATTTCATGGAACTTAGTTAATTCTCTTTGAAACCTTAATCCTAGTACCCCTGTACCAACATTTCTACCTTTAGCAAATATAATTTCAGCTAAACCCTCTGTGCTTTGACCATCTCCATCCTCTTTTATACCATAGTATTCAGGTCTATAAACAAGAACAACCATATCTGCAGCCTGCTCTATTTCTCCTGACTCTCTTAGGTCTGCTATAGTTGGCCTACTCTCTGATCTTTGTCCTACACCCCTGTTAAGTTGGGACAACGCAATGATAGTTACATTAAGTTCTTTTGCTATATTCTTTAGTGAACGTGCAACTTCTGAAACCTCCTGCTCCCTACTTCTTCCTCTTTTGTCGTTAGTAACTAGTTGTAGATAATCTACCATAAACAACTTAACCTTCTTTGTTATTACATATTGTCTAATTCTATTTATTAAATACTTCAAAGAAGATGATGAACACTCATCTACATAAAGTGGAGTCTCCTCTATCCTTCCCACACTCTCATGTATTTTACTCATCTCACTTTGATCTAACGTACCCTTTAGTATCCACTTATTATCTATACCAGTATCAGATGATATTAACCTGCTAAGAAGCTGTTTAGAACTCATTTCATAAGAAAATAAACAGGTGGGGCTTCCTCCTATAAAGGCAGAATTAAAGGCGAAAGCCAAGGCTAGTGATGTCTTCCCCATGGAGCTAGCACCACCAATAATAACCAAGTCTGTTTCTTGCCAACCACCTGTGAATTTATCTATAGAGTTAAATCCTGTTGTAATACCATTCAATCCTTCGTTATTCATTTTATACTCAATGTCTTTTAATAATCCACCAAGTTGTTCTTTTACGTTAACTATTTCATCTTTAGATACATTACCTATCTTTCCAACCTGTTCCTCTACATACTCTAGTATCTCAAATAGATCATCATCCCTACTTAGCATGTCTGCTATCTGATTATTAAGACTTAATAGTTGTTCTTTTTTCTTTTTTTGATTCAAGACAAGTATACAGGTAAGTGCCTGAGTCTCTAAATACGCATCCTCACTAATCATTCTCGCTACATCAGAAGTTAAATCTTCTCCACTTTTAGATATTTTTTCTGAAAGAGTGACTAGATCAACTTTATTTCCATCCTCTAACTCTTTGGATAAATAAGTATATATTCTCTTGTTTTTAGGGTCTTTAAATATATCAGGGCTTAGTAAACTATGGTTATTATAGTAATCCTGAGGGTTTATAATTAATTTCCCTATTAATGTTCTCTCTATTTGTTTATTATCTACTGACATCTGTGTATTTTGGTTTTGTATAAGTTGCCTTTAACTGTTCTGCCTTTCCTATTACCTCATTTCTCCATGCCTTTTGGTATATCCAAGTGGATGGATTTTTTCTGTATTGTTTATCTGGCGTTGATTTAACATAAGAGTTAACCATTTTTAAGGCCTCTTTCATGTCTACCATAGATAATTTTTTCCACTTCTTAAAGGCATCATCTTTATTTATTTTCTTATCATACTTAATCCAGAAGTCCTCAAACATATCTTTTTTTTCTGATAATATTTTTTCACTAGGTTTTAATACAATAGTCTCATTTGTTGCGTCTCTAAATGAGTTCGCTATATTTTTAAATACACCCATAGCAAAGCTCTCTGTTGGGTATATTTCTTTATGCTCCCTTGATGATACATAAAATACTATCACTCTACCATCTAAATAGTATTGATCTATCTTTGAGCTCTCTATAAAAGAGTCTTTGTTTACTTTTATAAGCATAGTTTTGTATTAAAAAAAGGGGGCTCACACGTGTTTGAAATTATGAGAAAACTGCACGTACCTATGAGAAAATAATATCTACTTACAAGGAGCACCCCCTTAATTGTTAATTTAATTAAAATGGTAAGTTTTCCTCAGCCTTTTCTTTTTTAGGCTCAGGTTTGTAATCATTGATTTTGACATGATGAGTTTTACCATACTCATTTGCCCCATCTCTATTCCTAGCGACTGTAATATTTACATACTTATTACCCTCGTATTCGTAGACATGATCTCTGATTTTGTCTAGGTGGATGGTTGCATTGACGATAGCTCCTCCATCATCAAATTTTACTTCTTTACCATTACCACAATAAATTGTCTCTTTTTTTTCTGACATTTTTTAAAAATTTTAGTTAATATTTATCTGAATAAATTCGAAAAAGCCCACACTTCATCTACACTTAACAGCTCTGAGATTAACCTAATCTCTTGTGCTGTAAAGGTATCTGGAGAATGAATCTTCTTTGAAATCGTTGGGCGAGAAACAGACATGTGGTCTGACAACTCTTGTTGTGTAATCTTTCTCGCTTTTAGTTCTTGTTTTAAGCCCATATTTTAAATTTAAAGTATTGTTTCTATATAATAATCTGTTATCTCTTTATCTTGCTTTATAAAATAATCATTGTAAACATTTAGAAGTCCTTTGTATTTATCTCTACCACTATTTAAAAATTCATCACCACACATATAAACCCCTATATCAAATGGCTCTGTTTTTTCTATTACTATAAACCAAAACTCATCTGCCTCAAAGCCATCTAAATAAAAAGCAGACTGTCTATCGTATCCATACTTATTACAAGAACCTCTAAAGGGATACTCTTTATGATCTTGTGTTGTTTTAATGTCAACAATTATTTTTCTACCATTATCATTCTTAATATAATCTGCCTTACCCTTACAAAACACACCTGTATCGCTATCTTGCCAACAGTTAACAACCTCTGCTTCACCACCAGTTAATAGTTCTGCTACTCTGGGTATGGATCGTAGCTTATTTCTCATTATAGTTACATTTCTCATCTCTCCCTTTGTTATTATTGTTTTACCCTCATTCTCTTGTTTAAATTCTTCCCATGCCTTGCCTCTTTTTGTTGCTCCCTCATAAGCAATTACATCTTCTTTAAACTTCTCTCTTTCAAGCACATTCATATGAAAAGCCCTACCAAATAACAGTGCATTTGTATCATCTTGTCCATATAACCTATAATACTCTAACTTAGCAGGAGAATGGGACAACTTACCAAGTTGTGAGCTTGTTATAAAGTTCTTATCTCCATAGTATTTACTGTCGTTTTTAAATAATTCTATGTGTTTTTTAAAGTCCATAAGCTATGATTGTTTTTGTATTTCTGCCTCTAATAATTTTCTTTGGCTCTCTGTTAGTGAATAACTATTCATTCTTTGAGAGACAAGTAACGCTTGTCCATCTCTGATGTGTTCCATCATAGCATTAAACTGCTTTGTATTTAATTTTTTTTTATCTGTTGGTTTATTTTTAAGTTTAGGTACACCAGAAGATCCTTGTGTTTGTATTGCATTATTTACCTCATCAGCAGAGGCAACAGATGAATCTATACCTATACCAAAGTTTCCTAAAGCTCTACCCCAAGCAGATGTTTCACAAACCTCAACATGAGATGTTTTGTTTATAAAACTTGATCCTTTTGTTTCATGTGCATGTCCTGTTGCTATTGCTATTCCATGCTCATTTAATATAGTAGCTTTCATAACACAGTGTTCTTCTGTGCATTGTAACACTTCTGTAACTAGTGAAAAGTTTGGGTAATTTACTCTGAAATATTTTAGTCTTTCATTGACTTCAACATATTCCTTTCCTTTAATATTGATTGTTTTTAGTTTAGTCATAATAAATTAAATTAAATTATATTTACAAATATATACAAGATTCTTTACATTAACGATAATCAAGACAATATTTTTTACTTAAAGTTATTAACTTTTGTTG